GAACTCCTGCAGTATTTTTATTAAACGTAGAAGATGCATTATCAATGCCAAATACAGCAGAGTTTAAACCACTTTCACCTTTAGCACCATCTCTAGCCAATATTACCGGTGTAGACCATTCATTTGCAGATATGGTGTCTGTATTGGTTTGACTATTAGCAATAGCTGTTATAATATATAACGGATCTGAACCACTAGGAATAGCTTTCAACCATCCATTAGAAAGATTAGCTGTAGTAATAGCATTACTAGTAAAATCATATGTAACATCTCCAGGATTAGTTGTCAATACTGTAGCTGACCTTTGATACGCATATACCATTGCACTACGGTAATTAACAGCATTAATTTCATATTTAACTGGAACAGACCATTCTGTAGGTAAAATAGTATCTGTAGGCTCTGAAGATAATGCAGACGCCATGCTCATATATAATTGATCAGTACCAGTAGGAGCTGTTAATGCCCAATTATTATTTAACCCTGTCACAGCTTTAGTAGAAAATGTATATGTAACATTTACACTAGGTACAGATGGTGGAGTAGCTGAACGTGCATAGATAAAGATAGAACCAGTATTCATTGTTCCAGAAAAACTAACTGATTGTGTTGATACACGAGCGCTCTCTGGACCTGCGCCATATTCATCATGCACAGTAACCGTATACCAATAGTCAACACCTTCTGTTGCTTCAATATTAGCATAGTTGTTTAGTGTCTCTACAATTACAGGCGTTCCACCAACTGCTTCACTGTATTTTTTAAATACATACTTTGTAATATCACTGTCTGATACCAAGGTTGCCTTAGCCAATGCTGTTCTGAAGCTAGGTGATACACTGAATTGTGTAACAGATGGTGCAGCATTCTCAACAGTAGCTTCAATATAACCTTGAGTAGTATTCCCTAATGCATCAATACTGTAAACCCTTACTTTGAATATTCTGGAAGCTGCTACAAACAGTTCCTTATTCATATCATGTGTAAATTTAAATGAAGGTGTAGTTACTATATAAGACTTTTTAAATACATTACTTGTATCTAAAATTTGAACCAAGTATTGACTAGGTTGAATAGGCTCTTCAGCATTATTGCTCCATACAATTTCAGCATCTCTAGTATTGAAAGTTGTATCAGTTCTTCCTAAAATATTTATAAAGCTAGGTGGGTAAACAAGAATATCCCGTCTCTTTACGATTGAACCAAATACATAAGTGCCTAATAAATATTTATTTCTAAAACTATTAATATCATATGAAAATCTTAATGTTGTGTCAAAATAAATATACAGTGTATCAGTAGAGTTTGCATTAGTTGTATAGGAACCGCTACTGATGTCAATAACTTTTGTACCATTTTTATAGAAGCTAAAAGCGGTCCAAGATAATTGATTAGCAACATTAGAAAATACTAGTCCAGAAAAACCATATGTGTCTGTATCAAACACTTCGGCTTCTGTTGTGCTAGTATATCCGTAAATAGAAAAACCAGTTCTAGTCTGAGTTCTTACAGCAAAAATAGCACTGCTAACATTTAACTTAGGCAGTCGAAACTCATTTACAGTTGATCTTCCAATTTCATGGAATTCTGGAGTAGCTGTACCAACTACTGAACCTCCTTCATACATATAAATAATATAACTAAGGAAATCAGGCTCATTAGCGCCCGACCATCTTAAAGTGCCTGATGTATTTTGACCGTAAGCATCTCTAAATAAAGCTATATCGCTGGGAGCTGCTATGGCTTTTGAATAGTTATTTGTGGGTCTGATGTATTCACCATCTGCAACAGTCCACGCTAATTGCGTCCAATGAAACCTTTGAGCTACCACTTCACATGTGTTACTTTCTGATATCTTTACAGAGTTAATTCTAAAGTAAGTGTGACGATCACCAATAGGGACATTACTGGCTAATGAACGAATATTTAAAGTCTCACTATCTATTATGATATAATCGCCAGGTTCTAAATATTTATTTCTAATAACATACTTGAATTTAATTGTGTAAGCTGTTCTACTAGTTTTAACCAATTCTTCTGCTTTAGATAAGGCATGATAATAATCTACAATTCCAGCAAAAGATGTCTCTAGCTCTAACTCAAGACCATTATCTTCTTGCTTCATTTGTTGATATATTTCATCTGTATAATCAAGTCTTTGTACGCCTTGATACGCTATCTCGCGTGTAGACCAAAGTATTCGTGTATCATTATAAATTACAGCAGCTACGCCTTTTTCGGTACTAGTATTGGCGCCATCTATTTCAATCCGGTAATATCTACCGTTGTTTTCTTTAATATCTAAATTTGGCCCAGACCATCTCCAAGAAGGTAAGTGTACATTTTCTACTTTTGCCACACCTTCTGTAAATCCTGCAGTCTTAGGGAATCCTGGCAACATCTCTTTAAAACCGGTTACTTCATTAACAGCATAAACTCTTACTTCAATATGATTATCACCAGCACACTCTAATGTCCAATCGTCTCCATCATTATGAGGATTAACAATTAAATGGTATACAAGACCAAGACCATTTGTCTGATTCATCTGGTTAATAGTGCCATTCCATACACTATATTTATTTAGAAGTCTGCGGCCAGCGCCTTCATCTTTCCATGTGAAATCTGCAAGAGGATATTTAATTCCACCAAAACCCCGCAGTGTGCTGTCAGTTATCTTATGTGGCCAATTTACAGCATCTTGTTTGAAATCATTAGCTTCATTATGAAATTTAATTGTACAACAATTGTATCTGTCACTTGCAGATGGATATGTTATTTCAACATCTTGATCTAATACGAGATCTTCATCTGTTAAAGTGGCTGCAACGGCTAAATCATTATTAGCGTTATTTGTGTATTGCAATAATAGTCTGTATTGACCGCGTGCCCAGACCAATCGTGCATCAGACATTGTCGCTAATATCTCCTCAACATTGGTACGAAGTGCTTTGTCAGTATCAATTAAGATATTGCATTCATATAAGCGTACATTGCGTTTTCCGTTACCATCTTCTCCATTACGTGAGCCGGGTTCTGAGGGATTCCAAATACGACCACCTGCAATTGCATTCGGAAATACAACAGTATCACACACTTGAGCGGCTTGATAAAAAGAATTTAAATCAATTTCATCTACAGGTACACTTCCACCAAAAGTTTCATCCATTAAATAGTCTAATAAACAATATGCTGGATTATTTGTGTAAACTCTTTCTGTTAATAACTGACCGCCGCTACTGATTTTACGTACTTTTCTACCTTCTACTAAGAATTGCAGATTAGGTGTTTGAGTAAATTGTGGGTCATCTTTGTCAAGTCTAATTACGCAAGCTGCATATGTCATTCCTGTAAAAGTAGCTGTTCTTCTGTCAGCAAAATTAGCTGTAAATATAGAGTTAGCAACATTATAGCCAATAGGTACTCTATCAAAATCGGGATCGTCTGGATTCACTACATCATCTGTAGCATAATGTAGATCTATTCTAAAGGCGGCTCGAGGTTTTGTTACATCTTGCCATTTATACGCTTCAGGTGAATCTTCATTGTCATAGCTAGCATTATATTGCGGTTTCCCATACGTGCCTAAGCTCGGATCTGTTAAATATTTAGATTCATCTACGATTACATCATAAATTTCATTAATTTCACCTACACAAATAGCCTGTTCAAAAAATAGAAATTCATTTCTCTTACCTTGGAGAGTTTCATCCAACTGAGTATTAATTGTTGATTGCCAATTTTTAAGTACAGTAACGTTTGCACCTGCAGTTGGGCTATATTCTTTCTCTGTTATACTGCCCGAATAATTACCCTCTACTCCTGATACAAATGATTTATTAGCGTTAGATGTTACATATTCAAATACAGCAGATGTAGCGTGATAAGTTCTGACTCCACCTACTTTTGCCCTGCCGTATACTACCGCTAAATTATCTGGTTTGCCCTCTACAACCATTTCGTAACCCTTACGAGCTTCTACTCCGGACATATCTGGGCCTTTTGGCTTCTTAACCATAATCATCTGAACTACAGATAAGATCAAGGAAATACCTGCCAAAACTAAGCTTGTAATCGCTGCCATTATTTTCTACCCCACTTGACAATTATACCAGTAGAGCCTTCATAAATTTGATCGCACGAAGTATCAAGAGGTTCTCTCTGTTTAGTCTTTTCACGACTCAGGAAGAATGGCTTCTTCATGTCTAAATTACGCATTGGACTTGAGCCTGTTATTTGTAATATGCTTTCACCTAAGCCTCCCGCCTTTATGCTAGCTGAGACACCGTCTACTCTCCCTCTGTACACTACAATAGTGTCGTCTATATTTAAGAAAGGTTTACCGTGAGTAGGAGAACTAGGGTCTGAATCAACAAAGCCTAATCTACACTCAACAACTCTACCTACAAGGCTATCTTCTGTTGCACCTCGTTTAGAAAACTCAGGGTCTGCAAATGCAATCTTATATTGCTCTCTGTCAACTACTGAAGAGTTTTGAGGAGGATCTACTGCATATAATGTACCATCAGCAATATAGTTATATTTACTTGAAGGACTTCCATTTACTAATAATTGAATATCATTGTAATGGCTAGTAGTTGCATATAAATTGATAGGTATTGGATCTACTTCATGTGCGGCTCTCTCTATTCGCACTAATGAGAAAAACTCGATTGCATCACTATTTAATGCTTTTGTTATATTAGGGGTGAATGAGATCATTATACTGCCTCTATAAGTTTAATCACACCGTTATCCATTAGTATACCATCTTCATATACCATTCCGATAACCGTATCTGTGTCATATTTTAAATTGATGATAACATCATCTTGATAGTTTATAATTGTACCCGAAGGTACAGCTTTTCTTAATTGTGGGTACACATATAATGTAGTCGGTGCCGTGCCTGAAATAATAGCATTAGCAGTTAACATATACACTTTGGTATGTGATGGATCTGCAAACCTAATAAATGTACCTTTAGGTATTACTTTTCCGTTACCGCTACTTACAGCTCCAATTGTTACTGTTGAATCATATGCACTAGCAGCTGACGATGTCCCTATTTGAAATGTCATTGTCTTTGCTGCTTTTGCACCTACATTTTGCGGCATTACCGCTTGAACTGTTTCACCGTGCCCGTTCACTATAAAACTAACCATTAAGTCTTGCGCGGTCATATGAAGGGGAAATAGCTTCGAGTCTATTTCCCATCTCTGTGCTGTGCGTCTATAGGTTACTCTTTTTAATGAAAGGGTATCTGATGAAAACGTTGGTTGATTACTTCTTACTACCGTTGGTACAACAAAAGAAGCAATAACCTTAGTCCCGTCCCAGATACCATATATCATTATCTTTTATATCCTGTTTCTTTATTTTGAGAATTAACACCATCTGCAATAGAAGGCATCATTTTATAAATCTCTGATTTGGTTTGTCTAGAGATATCTCCAGTTATGTTGAGATTTATTACTTGTTGACCTTTATTAGCGCCTGCTGTAGTTGTTACTGATTTAAAATTACTGGCTGTTGGAGTTGCCATTACTGGAGCAGCTGCACCTACTACACCGCCTGTGGCAAATGTTGGCACTTGTCCACTATTGATTTGATGTAGCAAATCACGATGCTTAGAAACAGCTGATGCACGTATTACATATTCACCACTAGATAACATAGCCGGTATAGAGTCAGATGTACTAGTACCCGGCCCTGTAACCATACCGCCACTTGCCAAGAACAACCCACCGGTTGAGCCAAATGAGAATCCCATGCTTGAAGGAGAGAACATACTACCTAATGATGCATCACCTGCGGCACCTAATGGACTAGCTCCACTACTACTAAATAGACTTCCAAGCATACCGCCACCACCGAATAAGTTTCCGATTGCGGGGAATATTTTAGCTAATGGTCCAATCATTTTGAACAGTGGACCAAGTATCTTTGAAAGCATGCCCATAATGCCACCTGCACCGCCACCTCCGCCACCGCCTGCCATAGACGCGGCTTGTTGCCCAATGCTCATACCTGAGCTTGCAATAGACAGACCACTTGCTAATGCGCCTAAGAAGTGATGCTCAACTTCGCCATTATTAATTCCATGTAACATAGGTAAGTTCTTTGCGGTGGCCGCAGCGTTAACAATGAATTCACCATTGGATAGCATTGCTGGAATAGAATCTGAAGTTGCTGATCCTGCACCTCTAATCTGACCTCCTGTAGCGAAGCCAAGAGCTCCGAACATTTTAGAGAAGTCAAGGCTCTTAAACCAATCCATTATACCACCAAAGAATCCGCCACCTTCACCTGGAAGACCTATCTTATCAGCTAAAGGAGCTGGACCGCCACCCATAGTGCCTGCACCTGGTAATGGTGTTAACTCAGGCGTAGCACCATAACCACTAGTATCAGGAATACCTTGAGTAGTTGCACTATCCATTCCTATTTGTCTAGAGAAATTAGTCATACCTTCAGGTATACCGCCTGTTAAATTAGAATTAATTGCATTTGCACCACCGCCTAATCCTCCTGCGGCTACTGCGGCTTCTAATGCTGTTGCGGCTGTATCTAAATGTTCTGCTGCAGCTAATAATTTATCATTAGGATCTACTTTAAATAAATTTAATAAATTTCCTAATGCTCCTGCAATATTTAAAGCTTTAGAGAAAGCAGGGGAGCCGCCCATCATAGAATTGACAGAAGATCCAATACCTAATGCGCCACCAATTAAACCTCCTGAAGCTCTTCTAATGACTTTTCCACTATTAATTGCCTCTAATAATGCCATATTTTCTTTAGCATCTTTGGCATTAATAATAAATTCACCATTAGATAACATTGCAGGGATTGAATCAGATGTGCCAGTTCCAGCTCCAGTTATTTTACCACCTGTAGCTTTGGTTAACATAGATAGGCCGCTGCCCCAATCGCTTCCGGCTGCTTTAGTACTACTTCCGGCTGCTCCTAGTAAGCTGCTGAAGAAATTTCCACTATCACCTTTTCCGCTACTGGTGCCAATACCTTTACCAACACCTGTAAGTAATCCCCAAATACCTGAGAAACCGCCTGCAATTAATTTAAATAAGCCTGTGATTGGCAATAATAATATATCCCACAATCCAGATATTTTACTAGGGCTTGGTAAACTATTTTGCATAGATTGTCCAAGTGCTGTTATCGATTTAGTTGAAATGTCACCTGTTTGAGAACCAGGAAGTAAACTAGACATACTATTAGTTACACTATCAAATACGCCTGTACCCTTATTGAGATTGCCACTTCTAATGCCAGAAAACAAATCTGCATTCCAATTACCCATAGCTGATTTACCAGCGCCACTGAGAAGTGATGAACCACTTTCTCTAATAGTTTCAAAAATACCTGTAACGGGATTTAAAAAGTTAGTTGGGCTGCCACTGCTAGTTTTTCCACCATTAAATGAAGAAGAAAAATTACTGCCTAAATCTTTAATACCTGCGCCCCAACTACCAATACCACTTCCTGATAATAAAGCTCCGAGACCTATAACGCCTGCACCGCCTGCAAGCCATGGAAATGCACTTGATAGCATATCTCCGATACCGCTAAAGAAACCACCACCGCTAGCCGCTTTTGCTGCAGTACCTAGAGCACCGCCTACCCCACCGCCACCGCCAGCAAATTTATCAACAGCTGCAGAGAACTTCTCAGCGGCAGACATTTGAATTTCTTCAGGTGACATATCAGAAATATCAGTAGAACTGGTCATACCATTCCACCAACTACTAATGCCGGTAGTCATTCTATCCCAAGTCATATTACCTGTGAAGATATCTTTAACACCAGAACCAATACCGCTAAACATAGATGAGATACCTTTACCTGCATTATTAAATGCTTTAGATAGTGGACCGCCCTTGCCTAGACCAATAGTATTAGTAAACGAATCAGTAAACATATTAACTACTTGATCTTTAATACCAGCCATTAATTTGCTACCAAAGGTACCAAGTACAGATTTACCTTCATCTTTATTTTGGTTTAATAAACCTTTGAATGCATCTTTAAATGTTGATGTAATACTTTCTGAAAACGCCTTACCAGCGTCTCGTGCAGCATTGGCAGCTTCAGTTACAGAATCTCCAAAGTCTTTTGTAGCGTCATCAAGATCTTTCAACTTCTTAGTTGTATCAACAGTAGATTCACCAGCTTGTTGTTCAGCAGCTAATTTATTTTTTAAGTCAACTCGTAATATAGACATCGCCATTAGTGTTGATTTCTGGGCAGCTGACATTGTATCAACTACATCACTACTAAGGCCACTAAACTTACCGAGTACAGCACTAACATTTTTACCTGCACCTTTAGAATATGCTATAAAATTTGTCATCTCATTTGCAGGATTATTTGCAGCAAGACCTTCTAAATAAGCTGTCTTAGTTGCCACTGCGTTATTCAATGCTTTTACATATTCTTCAATAGGTTGGTTATTATTGGCCGCCTGATTTAATTTATCAGTTTGTCCAGCAATAGTTGTTGTTAATCCTGATATAAATTCAATAGACGATGCATCAAGTTTATTAGCAATATCTTTGTCTAATGAACCAAATTGAACTAACGTCTCTCTAGTCCCTGTGCCATAATAATCTTGAATTTCTTTTAATTTACTCATCTGGGTATCTACACCAGCTGTTATAGCACGCGCTTGTAGATCAATATCTTTTATAGCCCCTGCAACACTTTGATCTGACGTTGCTGCTTTTGCAGTATCTTCAAATACAGGTGCAGCACTAACAGATAGAGGTACAGCGCTAACAGATATAGCTGCAGGTTTTATAGCAGAACGTTTTGAACCAGGAGCTATACCTGTTTTCAATGTTTCCATGAATTCGGCAGCTTTATCGTGACCTAATCCATGATGTGCTCCTGTAGGCCCTGCTGCGTATGCTCTGAAAGCATCATAAATTGTTCCGAATTCTTTTAAGTTCATACTAAGATATTTAGCAATACCTTTTATTGTAGAAGTCGTATCTGTTTTATCTACGCCTAAAGTCTTAGCAGTAATATCATTAAATTGACCTAATCCAAAAGAAGTTTCTTTATAGCCTGGTTTTGGCGTTATTCCAGATTTAATATTCAACCCTTTAGATTCATGCTCAATAACCGCTTTGACCATATCACCTGTTACATTAGGAAAATCCTTAACTGCAGATTGAATTGTATCATTCCAACGCTCTACGTCAGGTCTGAATTTAGAAGAATTTGATAATCCTTTCCATCTTTCCAATATATTTTCAGTATTTGTTTTGGAATCAGTTGCAATTGTTTCTGTTTTAACACCCGCTATGTTATCAATTTTAGCACCTAAATTATCTAATGATGTGATTAGATTATTGGTAGCTTCAATATTTCTATCAATAGGTGTTTGTAAAACTTTATCAAGATCTTTACCAAAAGCATTCTTTAGCTCAGCTAATACTGCTGGTGCGTTAGTTCTATCAAACTTATTAATAATAGTCTTTTGAGCATCTGTCAATCCTGACATCATTGCAATGCGTTTTAGCATTGAAAGGTCACTAGCTTCAGACGCAAGATCACGACCACTATTAGGCATTGATGCTAACCTATACGCACTAATGTTGAGATCTGGTAAACCCCCTTTAACCTTATCTAAAGACGCTTGAATACCGTCAGTGAAAGAATCTTCAACACTATTAGCAAGATCTTTAAAGAATGTGATAAATGCGCCAACACGTTCTATTTCTTTTAATTTGCCAAAGATTTTCTTAGCTTCATCTGTGAAAGTATTACCGCTTTGCGACAACGCTTCGTCTAATGCAATCTTAAATTGTTGAGCAGCACCAATTAATCCTGAAACCATTGCGTCAGGCATTTTAGATAAGTCTTTATCTGTAATATCAGTTTTAAATATATCTCTTACTGCACCTGTTTTAGAAGTAATATCTTCAAAAGACATTTTAAGAATATCTAATTGTCTTTCAGCAGCTTTAATATTATTCTTAATAGTTGTGAATAATACAGGATCTTCTGTAGAAGCTAATTGCTCTTTAAATGAAGCTATTGCAGCATTGATTCCAAAAATTTCTAAAAGCTTATCTGAAGTCACGTACTTCTTTCCAAACATTTCAGATGCAGCAGATAGTTTACTGCTACTTAATGATGAAGCTCTGCTTAAAGATGATAATCCAGAAGTCTTAAGGCCTTGCTTTCTTAGTTCTTCTATTTGCTTATATTTTTCAATTTGCTTATCTAGATTAGCAGGGTCTTTTGCTAACACAGTAATTTCTTTTTCAAGATTAGCAATGTCTAAAGAAGCTTTTCTTATAGCATCTAATTGCTCTGGTTGAATTAAAACTAATTCTTTATCTGATAAATCAGTAATAAATTTTCCAACCATATCTCTGACAGGTGTTAATTCTACTGATTTAATTGAATCTAATAATTGTTCAGATTGTTGATTTAATTCAGCTAGTTTTGTACCATTATCTTTAAATATTTCTTTTTGCAAATTCAATCTAGCTAGTTCAAGTCC